ACATAGAGTTGGAAAACGGCTCAAAGATTCTGGCGTCTGCGACTTCTGGTTCAGCAGTTCGAGGTTCTTCTTTCAACATCATTTTTCTTGATGAGTTCGCACACGTTCCCAGTACCATCGCCGAATCTTTTTTTACCTCTGTTTATCCTACCATATCTTCTGGTGAAACTACCAAAGTGTTTATCGTTTCTACCCCTCTAGGTATGAATCTCTTCTATAAAATGTGGATAGATGCAGAAGAGAAACGTAACAACTATATTCCAATTGAAGTACACTATACACAAGTGCCAGGTAGAGATGAGAAATGGAAACAAGAAACAATCAAAAATACTACAGAGTCACAATTCAATCAAGAATTTCTTTGTGAATTTTTAGGTTCAACTCGTACCCTTATAGATGCATCAAAACTAAGGTCTATGGTATTCAAGAAACCCATATTCTCAAACAATAATATTGATGTTTATGAAGAACCAATCAAAAAAGCCACATACTGTATGATTGTGGATACTGCTCAAGGAAAAGGACAAGATTTTTCAGCATTCTCTGTTTTTGATGTTTCACAGATACCATATCGACAAGTTGCAAAGTATAGAGATAATAAGATTTCACCTATGTTATATCCAAATATTATATACCAAGTAGGAATGAAATATAACTCTGCCTTTACTCTACTAGAAATCAACGATATGGGATCACAGGTGGCAGAAGCTTTACATTATGACCTTGAATATGAAAATGTTATGATAACTTCTATGAAGGGTAGAGCAGGTCAACAAATTGGGGGTGGGTTTTCAAAAAATATTCAACTTGGAATACGAACCAGTAAACAACTCAAGAGAATAGGATGTGCCACTCTAAAGGAAATGATTGAAACAGATAAGTTAATAATTCCAGACTTTGAGACTATTGCTGAATTGACTACATTTGCGTCTAAACACAATTCTTATGAAGCAGAAGAAGGAACACATGATGATCTTGCAATGACATTAGTAATCTTTGCTTGGTTGGTTCAACAAAGATACTTCAAAGACATGACAGACCTTGACCTTAGACAAAAAATGTATGAAGATTTTGAAGAACAGTATGAACAGGATATGCTTCCATTTGGTATTATTGATGATGGTCTAGAAGAAGAATCCTATACGGACAATACAGGTCAACTTTGGGAAGTATCACCGTCACAAAGAAGTTATTTTTAAACATCTGTTCCAAATCCAAAATCTGCATCAGATTCTTCTTTATCGTGTCTTATATCTTGGAGTAATTTTTTAGCATCTGGATGTACTCTTGTAGAATTGTAGTCTAATCTAGATTCAGATTTAGTACATATTATTAGATGTTCTGGATTCACACATGAATTTTGTCCACAAATTTGATGTACGATATATCCTGAAGAGATTTCCCCCTTATGATGTAGATAAGAAAACCTATGTGCAGGTATAGATTTTCCTTGATATGAAAACATTCCATATCCTTGTTGTGTTTTTGAAGCCTTCCATGTCCAACATCCACTTCCTGTGTTTTTGTCTATCTTTGTTAAAAAGCGTTCAATTTCTTTCATGTCACCTCCGCGTAATCATATAAGTATTTATATCTCAATAAATACCTAAAACACAGAGTTTGGGGTTTTTATAAATAATCTATAGAGTAAGATAACTTTGTATTAATTAACTAAAATTAGGAGAGATGACATGCCTTTTCAAGTATCACCCGGCGTAAACACATCTGAAATTGACTTAACAACTATCGTGCCTGGCATTTCTTCAATAGATGCTGGATTTGCGGGTTGCTTCAGATGGGGCCCAGTCAACGATGTAAAATTGATTGATTCAGAAGATTTATTGGCGGAAACCTTTCAAACTCCTGACGCAAACACATACATTTCATTTTTAACAGCAGCAAACTTTCTAACGTATTCAAGTGCACTTCATGTTGTAAGGACTACGAACACAGCAATGAAGAACGCTTCTTCAAGTGGAACTGTTGTTTTAATTTCAAACACATCACATTATCAAGCCACATACTCAGAACAAGAAGGAACACCAGTAACAGCTCAAGGTGATTGGTCTGCTAAGTGGGGTGGAGATTTAGGAAATAGTCTTAAAGTTTCAATTTGTGGCCCAACACGAGCTAACCTCGCATCTGGTAATACAGTAGTTGCTGGAAACTCAGATGTTACTTTGACAGGAACATATGCAATTCATGCTTCAGACAAATCCTTCACAGGATCAAGTTCATTAGCTGGTACTGAACTCAGAGTCGGAGATGTAATTGAAGTTAGTTCTAATACTTTTGTTATTGTTACAATTACAAGTAATACTGCAGGAACTGTAGATAGAGATCCAACAACAGGTGCTATTAGTGCAGCCACAACAGTTCGTTACAAAAGATCACCATTTGCAGAACCATCAAGGAATATGGTGGGAACCGTAGCGGTCACAGCAAATGTTGCAACAGTTTCAGCAACAGTAGCTACTGCTGGAGCACACAATACCACTTGTTTCGTCAGACAATATATTGCAGGGGATATTATCAAGATTAATGGTGAAGAAAGAAAAATCAAAACTGTTACAAATTCTTCTTCAATGACAACTAATCTTGCATTTACTAATACAGCAACAGCTCAAACTCATTCAAGAACATGGGAATACGCTGGTCTTTTTGACAAAGAACCAGTAACTACAGAACATTCTGCTGCAAAAGGTGCTCTCTATGATGAAGTACACGTTGTAGTTATGGATGAAGATGGAGAGTGGACAGGAACAAGAGAAACAGGATTAGAAACTTTTACTGGTACTTCAGTCGCATTGGGTGCAAAATACGAAGATGGTACATCGGCGTATTACGTTGATGTTGTTAATCGTAGATCAAAATATGTTTGGTGGATGGATCATGACGCTTTAGGTGATGCTTATACAACTGCTGGCGCGGCTGTACCTGCATGGGGAACTATTGCAAATTCAACAGCAGATTTTGCATCAAGTGCTGCTACTGGTAATCTAATTAAAACTCTAAGTTTATCTGGTGGAGTTGATGGTTCAGCTCCTTCAGATGGAGATAAAATCACTTCATTTAATAAGTTCAAAGATGCGGAAGAAGTAGATATCGGACTAATAGTCGGTGGAGAAGCTTCTGCAACAGTTGCACTTCAACTCATTGCAATCGCTGAAGGTAGAAAAGAATGTGTATCTTTCCTTTCACCAGAACAAGCAGATGTTGTGAATTCAGAAGGAACAGAAGCTACCAACGTAGTTGATTTTAGAAATAGTCTAGGGTCTTCTTCTTACGCAGTTCTTGATTCTGGTTGGAAATATCAATACGATAAGTACAATGATGTTTATCGTTACGTTCCTCTTTGTGGAGATACCGCAGGTGTCACTGCTGCTACAGAAGCAAGTAGAGATGCTTGGTTCTCTCCCGCCGGTTTTAATAGAGGAAACTTCAGAAATGTAGTAAAACTTCCTTTTAATCCAAGAAAATCTGAAAGAGACACACTTTATAAAAATAGTGTCAATCCTGTAGTAACATTTATGGGTGATGGAACTGTTTTATTTGGTGATAAGACTCTTCTTTCAAAACCTTCTGCGTTTGACAGAATTAATGTACGAAGACTTTTCATTATTCTTGAAAAAGCTATTGCAAGGTTTGCACGAGCACAACTATTTGAATTCAATGATGCTTTCACAAGAGCTCAATTTGTTGGTGCGGTAGAACCATTCTTGAGGAATGTTCAAGGCCGTGATGGTATTACAGATTTTAAAGTTGTCTGTGATGGTTCAAATAATACTGGTGATGTAGTTGACCGTAACGAATTTATAGGTGACATTTATGTTAAACCAAATCGTTCTATCAACTTTATTCAACTAAACTTTGTTGCTGTTCGCAGTGGAGTTGATTTCTCAGAAGTAGTTGGTTAAAAAGTAGTATAAATAATAGTATATAACACATTTCATAGATGGGGGAAGACGATGGCATGCGAAGGCAGCACTTGTAAAAAAGACTTCCCCATCACATCTTTAATTTTAGTCATCGGAGGAAAGTAAAATGGCGTTTACAATAGATAAATTTAGAACTAATGCTTTAGCCAAAGGTGGTGCACGCGCTAATCTGTTTGATGTTACAATTGCAGGTG